ATAAAGATCATTTAATCTAAGTTGGTATCTAACATCAAATATGTTTAGATTACCTTTATCTGAAAAAGGAAAAATATTAATGATTGATACAACTGATTCAGGAACAATTAAATAATTTTTGTCTTCATTCCATGCTGTAGTAACTGTACCGTCTGTTGCACTTTCTGATATTGCATTGGCAGTTTTTAATCTTGTTTTATCAGCACTTGTAAGTTTGTATTTTAAATATGTTCTTCTAACACCATCATAGTGATATTGAGCAAAATATTGTAATGCCTCGTCAATTCTATCTTCTAGTTGTTCATCACTAGCATTGACTTCTATGACAGGCTTACCTAGATTTCTCAAAGCGTACTGTTTTAATGTTTCTCTTGTATTTGGGTTTGCCATTAATATACCTTGTTTTTATACCTTTTCAGGTATATTTATAATACTATCCAAGAGCAACTGCTTGGGCAATGGCGAAAGGTCTACTTGCTAATGAAACACCAGCAACTTGAACATCTGTAGCTGCATTTACTGTTCCTGAGAATGTTCCGTTTACAGCACTTGCAATCGAACCACTATTAATAGATAATGTGCCGTCCGTCAAAGTTGTTGATGTAATACTTGTAATACCAGTAAACGAACCAGTTAAGGAGTTACTTCCACCCGCTATTGTTTTATTTGTTAATGTATCTGTTGTATCTTTTAATACAATTGTTCCTGTTGCGTTTGGTAATGATATTGTTCTATCTGCTGTAGGATTTACTGTTGTTAAGTTTGTTTCGTGTTCATCATCTGCTGAACCTTCAAATTTCAACGAGTTTTGTACCTCAATTGTTGTTGAGTTTACACTTGTTGTCGTTCCTTGAACAGTTAAGTTTCCTGTTATAGTTGCACTACCGCCTACTGTTAACGCACCTGAAACATCTAACGCCTCATTGATTTGTATAGATGTTGAATCGGAAGTTGATAATGAAGTACCAACTATTTGTACCGAGGTTGCATTAATAGCACTTGTGCCATTTCCTGTTAATATTGAATTTGAAGCAAGTGTGCCTACACCTGTTCCACCTGAAGCAACACCAATTGTTTCACCTGATTGGTATTCTGCAATACCAGTAGGTGTTCCACTTGTAAAGACTAGTCTTATTGGTGTTTTATCTGCCATTTATATCTCCTAAAACAAGAACGCTGGATTACTGTCGTCAAAAGCAGCTGAACCGCCACCTAAAACAGGACTTTCTAATCCACCTGAAGCTGTATATACTTCCGTCATATTAGCCACACTTGTATTTATATTAAATCCTAAATTTGTTGCTACGGTACCAAGACCAATAGCTCTTGTAAAAATCTGTACATTCTTTTGTATTTTTCTAACAAAAGTAAAATCTCTAAATGCACTACCTAATTGACCAACATCATATGCGTTGTGTGTATCAGGTGTTAAATCTGTAGAGATAGATGTTAAATCTACCGCTGTACTTTCAATAATTTCCTTAATAGTGATTATATCTCCAGAAATCGGAGCCGTACCAAAGGTTAAAGTCGTTCCTGAAACTGAATAGTCGGTAGTTGGCCTTTGAAAAACACCATTTAAAAATACCATAACATTGGTTGCATGTGCATAACTTGTTACAGTATAACCTACTGTACTACCATCACCTGTGTAAGCTCTAACTTCACCTTGTACATTTACACCACCGCCACCACTTCCGCCAGAAATAGTAATAGTTTTTGTCGCACCTGTACCTGAAGCAACAACACCTGAACCTACAAAATTAATTGTAGAAGCTGCTGTTGATAATGATGAGCCTTCGTCTTGTATTGTGATAGCACTACCGCCACCACCTGTACCGTCACCAATTACTTTGATAGTACCACTATCGTTTATATAAAGTTTCTGAGCGCTAGTGTCGATTGCAACTTCACCAGATACAATATCACTTGTAGTAGGTGTAGATGTTCCTCTTTTGAGTTTTATAACCGTTGACACTAATAATCTCCTAAATCAATTATGTTAATTAAAATGTACCGCCGTCAATACCTGTAACTGTTACTGCACCTGAACTTACTGTGAAGTTAGCTGAAGCGAATGAAGCCACACCTTTATTTGAAGTTGTTGCCAATTCAGCAGCGATTGTTAATGTATCTCCAGAAACAGATGAGTCAATACCTTCTCCGCCAGATACAGTTAATGTATCTCCTAAATCTACTGCGTTAGTTGTTCCACTATCAGCAGCTACAGAAATTGTAGAGTTTGATAGTTTAGCATTTGTAATTGAACCTGCTAATTTAGCGGTTGCAATAGAACCTGCTAACATGGCATTTGTAATACCTAAAGCCTTAACTCTTAATGCGTCTGAACTTACTTCGATTGAACTGTCATCTACTGCAACATCAATTTGGTTACCAGTTTTTGTTAATGCGTCACCAGCACTAATTTGACCTGCACCTGAGAACTGAGCAAATGTAATACTGTCTGAACCAAATGTTGGTGTACCGTTGTGAGTTGCAACATAACCGTTATCTGCGTTTGCTGTACCTGCTTCTACGAAGAAGAAAGTACCGCCTGTTAATTCAGCAGCTGTGTCTGCGTCTGGACTTCTTGTTAATACGAACACAGCAGAACCAGAACCTGTTGCTGTTACTTTATAGATACCGTTTTGTACTGCACTTGCCTGGTCTTTAACAAGTATTCTATCATTAACTGATACTGTAACACCATCAACTGTCAATGCACCGTTAGCGTCAGCAGTTAAAGTACCGTTACCGTTATTATAAGTTACGGCTGATAATGCAGCTGCCGTTGCAACAGCACATGATTCTTTTACATCAAGTCCGTTTGCAACACTATCCACATATGCTTTTGTAGCAGCGTCTTGGTCACTTGTCGGGTCAGTAACACTTGTAATTCTACTAGAGTTTACATCAACTGTACCAGAACCGTTAGGGTCTAAAACAAGGTTACCATTTGAGTTAGTTGTTGAAACTGTATTTGCGTCAATCGTAATGTTATCAATTTTTGCAATTGTAACTGGTGTTGTGTTACCAACTGTACCGCCTTCGATTGTAGCAGTATTGATAGCTGGACTTGTTAAAGTCTTATTTGTTAATGTTTGTGTAGCAGCTAATCCTGCAAAACTTTCAGATTGTAAAGCAGTATTAAATTCTGCCAAACTACCTGTTATTGTGTTAGTCGCTAAATCAATTGATTTGTTTGTAAGAGTATCAGTTGTTGCCTTACCAACTAATGTATCAGTAGCCGCTGGCAAAGTAACTGTAACATTACCTGAATATGCCGAGTGAGCTGCTGATTGTAAAGCTGTGTAATGTGCGTTAGAACTTTCACAATATAATCTAATTGCTGAAGCAGTACCATCATTTTTAATTTCAATTAAACCAGTTGCTAAATTAATTCTATCATTACCAGCAATTTTAATGTTAATTGTATCATCTGTATCAGCTGTAATAGATGTATCAGCGTCTGCGTCTAATTTTAACTCTGTGCCATTCATATCAAGGCCGTTAAATACGGCATTGGCATCAAAGTCAATTGTTAGTGTATCACCTGATAGTGAAGTTGCTAAACCTGTACCACCTGTAATTTTTAAAGTTTCAGTTAATAGATTGATTGATGTTGATGTGGAACTTTCATCAACTAAAGTAAGTGTCGTTGCTGGAGCGGCAAACGATAACCCACCTGAACCGTCTGTTGTTAATACATGGCCACTTGAGCCATCTGCACCTGGTAATGTTAATGCTAGGTTAGCTGCAACTGAATTTGGTGATTTTAAAGATACGAAATGTGAACCGTTATTTGTTCCTTCGTTAAATTTAAGTGTACCACCAACTGTTGCCGAGTTACCTATATTTAATGTATCTATTGCTGAATTTGAGTCTGCTGTTAAAGCTGAACTTGCTGTAAGTGTACCATCTACATGGTCTAATTTATCTGCGAAGTATTGACCGCCAATAACTGTAACATTATTTGCGTCACCGTTTCCATCTACGCCACCTTCACCAACAAATAATCTATCTCCTAGGTTTGCTTGAGTACCTGTACCAAAAGTATAGGCTAACTCTCCTAGTTTAAGCGTTGAAGGAGCGGAAGTATTCGAACTTCGTTTTATCTGAATTACTGTTGACATCTATTTGCTCCTAAAAATTGCCACCGTTAAACACTAATGTTCCTGTAGTAGTATCTAACTCGTTTTTTGTTTTAAATTTATCTGAGGAAGCGTCATATTGAAGTAATGCACCGTCATTTAGGCTACTCGAATCAACATCTGTAAGATTTCTCAATCTATTGACATTCTCAACACTAACATTTGTACTCGGTACTTGTACAGATACTTGTTGTGGACCAGAAGATGTTGAAGATTGAATATTCGCTCTTACACCACCAGTCTGATTAATTCTAGCCTTAACCATTAGGTTCCTCTCTCTTTGTAATATTTATAACGAAAAGACTCTACGGAAAAAACAATTATACTTTAGGATTGACGGTAATTACGCCTTCAATTACTCTAGTAACTGTACTTGATGAGGTTTGTGTTATATAAACATCATACACATATCTTGATGGAGCGTCTAAAGCTCCTGTTTGTGTATCGTTTAATGATAATGTTATTACGCCAGTTGCTGTATCGGCAGCTATTGATACTGTAAATGATACATTTGAACTTGCGCCATAACTCTTTGCAAGTCTAGCTTCAGCAGTATAACCCGCTAGGTCTACTGCGTTGCCGTCAGAATTAGTCACAGTTACATCTGAACTGAAACTAGCGCCTTGGTCTATTCTAAGATTTGCTACCGCTGCCATTGAATTGTTTTACACCTTCTTGTATTTTATTGTTATAGTGTGCTGTTAACACATCTATTTTTTCCAATTCAATTTCATGTCTGACTTTAGATTGTTGTATTTCTTGTCTAGCCGCTATTGTATTTCTTAACTCTAATGGCAAGGTGTCAATATCGTAATCTTTTCCGTCTATTGATATAACATTTTTTGGTTCTTCACTCATATTATTCCTATATTTATAAACTATTTATCCGTTTTCATTCAATCTTTTTGAAACTGTTTCGTGGTCCTCTAAAACTTTCCAAGTAGAACCATGATAACTATGAATTGATGTACCAATATCATCTTCAGCTGGATAAGCTGATAATATCGTATCAATATTTATGGTTATTGGTCTACCTAGATATGGTTGAGGTACATTATCACCCTCAATAATACTACCATTTGTAAATGTTTTAAATCTACCTTTTGATTTAGTAATCTTTAATGGTTTTAAATCGTTAAAATCAACATCACTCATATTTAAACTCCTTCAGTTTTAAGTAATCTATTTTGCTAGCTTCTGAAAATAACTCTGCGTCAACATGAAAATTAAAAGATACAGAATATCTTGTTATGTCTGAAATATTATTGTTTATAGAATGATACAAATGAGATGGAAATAATAGTATTTTACCGTCTTCAGGTGTTATATTGTAAACATCACAATTATGATTATCAAATTTTTCAAACGGCACATTTGTGCTTGAATGAAATATATTTGTATAACCCATTGGTTTATGAAAGCAAATATCTCCAGAATTTTTTTTTGTTTGTATGTAATAGACACCACTCAATAAACTGTTTGCGTGAATATGAGATTGACCCCAATCATCACTTTGGTGTCTTACAGCCCAGCTGTTTTGCATATAAAATTTAATATGCTTTTTTACATTTAAATATTTTTTAGTATATACATCTAAATGATTATTAATTTTTTCTTTTAGATTTTTGTATTTTGTGTCGTGCAATAGATATTTGTTTTTTGTATAATCACCATTACCAGAGAACATTCTCTCGTAGTTTTCTTCTAATATATTTTTTTTATCATCTTCATTTATTTCTATATCGCCTGTATATACAGAAATAGGAAATAATTGAATTATCTTTGCTTCACTCACTATAGGTTACCTTTTATGTCACCACTTGGTTCTGTATAATAAAAGTGAGTTATTGTCCATCTGCCATGACCAAAAGGTAAAGTTTCATCTTTCATTTTAATTGGTGTAACTCTATGTAAATATGGGCAAGGAAATAAGATAGCTCTATTGTGTTTACATTTTACTTCGACACCTGGTTCATCTAAAACAAAATCACCACCCTCAAATGCTTTAGGTTCTTTATAAAACCAAACTAAATGTGTCCAAGCAAAAGAATCAAAATGTGCGTCATAGTAATCATTACTTTCATAATAAGAAATTAGGTTTGTATTTTTATTTGAAACTGTAAAACTTCTATAATACGGAGCACAAAACTCAATTAAGTCACGAAATTTTTGGTCTCTTACTTTATATAACATTCTTTCAATAGGCATTCTATCATAATTATCATCATGGTAAAAATTATTAGTATACCATCTGTAAGAGTGTCCTTTTGCCGTGCCATCTTTTTCTCTAGCGACAATTGTATCTTCAGCTCTATGAATATCCGGCATATTTTTAAAGAGCTCTAATTCAGCCCAAACTGCTTTTTCTTCGTCAGGATTATACCAATTATCTACTACAATAAATGGGTATGTAGGATTTTTATCGAACTTTTTTACAATCCAATTCTGTTCAATTTCTACGCCGTCTGCATTTGTTATTTTTATTGACATTATATACCTTTCAAAATACTAATCTATAATATACTTTTTATCCGAGTCTAAATTAATCTCTGTAACATTACTTTCTTCTTCTGGTACAGGATTACTTTTTTTGTTTTCATAATCAATATAAGTATCTTCCATACCTAAAAAAGGTCTACCATCAAACATTATATTATATTGTCCTTCTTTTTCATTGTAGTGCATGAAAAGTTGAGCATGATTATTACCCCATAGTGGTTCTCTCCAATGTTCAACAATATCACCTCTGTAAATTAACATATCGCCAGGTTTCATGTGAATAGGCATACCATTTGTGCCCTCTGCACCATCTTTAGGTCCTACAAACATTGGCCAATCCCAATCAGGATATTTACTTGCGTCAACATTTGAGTTGTCATAACCAATACAAAGCGTTGTAGATATTTCACAACTAGCTCTATCTTTATGTCTTTTTAATTCTGTACCTTGTGTGTATAATCTATGATATGAATAAGTTGGTATTAATTCTTTACCAGTTAACTCACACATTTTTTCTAGTGATAAACTTAATAGTGTATCAAATATAGGGTCACCGTATTTACTAAAATCACCAGGTGCTTGAGTGTCGTTAAAAGTACCATGTTGGCCTTCAGTTGTTGGTAAACCTTCGTCTTCCATATATGCAAGTCTAGCTGACTCAAGTTGAATATGATGATATAACAAATTTGTCATATCTTCTTTTAAAAATTTTTCAATTTTTACCCAACCATTTTCTTCAAAAAATTTAGCTGCTGGATGAACAGCTGCAGGATTTAATCCAGGCTGACCTTTTAACAATGACATTGCTTTTTCTTGCTCTGCCTCTGTTAAACTTTCCCAATTTGAAATTTGTTTATTCATAATAACTCCTATCTATTTAAATGGTTTTCCTAATGCCCATAATACTAATGAATATCTTGTTCCTTTTGTAACAGGTGTAACTTGATGGTAAATGTAAGAAGGAAATATAATTATAGAACCTTGAGGTCTAATTTCTTCACACTCATGGAATCTTTTTCCTCGAGCATGAGGACCAAAATCAAATTTTAAATTTCCACCCTCATATTCACCTGGCTTATTTAGGTTGATAGTCATAGACAGCTTTCTTATCTTACCTACAAAATTTGAATTCTCTGTAAAGCCATGAGGGAATCTACCTTTTTCAGTTTTTTTATGTACACCTGGTATAAATCTTTTATATTTGCCAGGATGGTCGCTGTCACCATCAGCGTGCCAGCCATAAAATTGGTTTTTACCATATTTTGTAAATTGAAAAGACTCTGCACTATCAAAATCATATTCCCAACCTGACAATTTATTTGCTTTTTGTAAATATGGCCAAACTAAATCATATAACCATTGTGGATTTATCCAAGCAGCTTCACTATCTCTTATAAAAGAACCTTTTTCTATATCTTGTGTTGATATACCTTTTTCATTTCGCAATTCTTCATATGTTATATCAGACATAGGTTTTGATTCTTTATTTACATCACCTTGTTTATGATTATAACCCATTGTAGTAGCAGGTTGTAAATTTTCTGAACCTAATTTTATTATTTTTTGACAGACTTCATCTGACAGAGCATTTTGAAAATAGTAATAAGAATTTTTAATTAACATTATATATTTCTCCTATAATATATTTAGTCGTCTGTCTGGAACACATAGTTTCCAGAAACACTAACTCTTGTGTCATCTGTCCAAAATGGTGGGACACTATGATTTAAATTTGCTGGAAATATGAACATTAAATTGTTATAAGGTTTTACACTATATTCACTTCCCATTAAATTGAAAATAGGCACATCTTCACCATATTTAAAAATAATTTGACCTGGTGTATTAGTATTAGTTTTTACATATGACTGGTCAAATATTCTTTCAGGCACTTTACAAAAAATTACAAATGACAATAATCCAAAATGAGTATGAGGTGGGTTATAATCTCCTGCTTTTTGATAATTTATCCACAAACTATCTAAAGCTAAAGGAAATCTATATGCGTTTTTAAAAGAAGTTTCACCAAAATCTTGTTTATACTGTTGACTTCTAGCTTGCATAGGTAATGTCATGGCTCTTTTCATATAAGTTTCACCTTTTAGCTCTTCCATAAAATACATAAAGTCAGATACATAAGTCGCTATTTTTTTAGCGAAATATTTTTTATCTTCTACGGTGTAGTCATAACTACATCCTTGTTTCATATTACCAGCTAATTTTTCTCTAAAGTCATTCTGTTTGACATTTAACTTATCACCTCTTTTCAATAAACTATCTACCAATTCATCTTCAACATCAACTTGATATATTGGTGGGCTAAAAGGCGTTATTACTTTAGCACCACTTCTTAACTTATGTTGAGAACAATTAGTTTGAAATCGGTTTTTTTTCATTTTATAATCTCATACTATATTATTTTGTAGCTTTTTTAATTTGTTTTATTAACTTAGCTTTTGTAAGTCTTTTGTCTAATTCAATACCTACTTTTCTACCAAGTTTTTCTAAATCAGCTTTTGTTTTTTTTTCTAATCCTTTTAGATTTATTTCGTTTTTTAAAACTAAAGGTTTTTGTGGAAAAAACAATTGTTTTATTTTATTAATTATGTTCATAAATTCTCCTTTTAATTAATATATTTATCATGCTTCCATGAAGTTAATCCAACCTGTTATTATCATCTTTTCATCATCATTAGATATAACACCTTTGTGAGGATGTGTGAAACCTGCTGGCCATATCACAGTATTGCCCTTAACACATTCTGTTGTAATATTCTGTCTAGGAAAAATTGTGCCTGCGTTTTCTGTGTCTGTTAGATAAGTCATAAAAACCATCTCTCTATGTCTAGTATTTGCTGTCATTCTTTCAAAATGCAAATCTTTAAATCCACCACCTTTTGGATAATACTGTATGTTAGTATTTTCTGTAATACTAAAAGGACCCCATTTAATATTGAAATCTGATTTACCTTGAGAAAAATAGTCAAAATACTTATCGCAATAATCATTCAACATCTTTCTTAAAACCTTAAAGTAAGATGAAATGTATTTTTGTTCATTTACAGGTATTGATATTTCTTTTGATTCTTTCATTCCTAAATTAATTCTTTTTTCTTGGCCTACAACACCATCAAGTGCTTTATCTATATTGTCATTATATAGTGTAATAATCTCATCACATATACTTAATGGCATTTTATATTCTTTAATAAAAGTTTCTACTTTATATGACATTATAATTTATTATTAACCTTTTATTATTTTCAGGTTGACAGGCTGTATGCCAAAAATAACCATCAAAAACAACAACTCTACCTTTTTTAGGAGTTACTCTTTTATTTTCTATTAGGTCTTTCATATTAGGTACTGTCATACCGTTTTCATAATTATTTTTATATATTACTGTATCACCATCACTATCAACAACATAATACAATACAACTAAATGTCTAAAATCTGTAATATCTAAATGGGGGCTGTCAACGATATGTTTATCTTTTAAATTTAATGGTAATTGTAGAAATGCTCGACCTTGAAGTATTTTAGAATACTGATAACCTATTTTTTTACATGAATTTTTTATGATAGGTATTAAGGGCTCGTGAAATTTACTATTTGGTCCGTCCCTATCTACAAAGTAATGAGAAAAACCAGGTCGTTGTTGAACTTTATTGTCTGGAATAGAAACATCTTTGTTGAAAAACCAAGGAAAATCTAAACTAAGGAAAGTATTTTCAATGTCATCTTGTAATTTGACATCTATAATATCATCAAATACCCATATTTTATTACGATATAACTCGCTCATTTTTTATAATATAAACCTCAATGTTGTCTGTTAAGACTATTTAGTAAGTTACGATTACGATACCTTTACCGCCAGCACCACCACTTAATTGGTTACCTTGTGAAGCACCACAACCTCCGCCACCAGAACCTCTGTTAGTAGAACCGTCTGCACCACCATTACCTTGTGAACCTGCATTACCGCCGCCACCTGCGCCGCCTGAACCTGGTTGACCATCATTGCCACCAATATTTCCTTGACCACCTGAACCACCGCCACCTGCGTATGTTACCGAAGAACCTGAAATATTATATGCTTTACCTGCTCCGCCTGCTCTTTGTGAAGATTGACCACCTTGTGTACCGGCTGCACCTGAACCACCGCCTGAACCTGAAGGTGTACCAGGATTTCCTCCTGTACCTCCTGCTGTTCCAAAACCGTAAGTACCTGAATCACCTGGTTGAGTTGGTTGTATTCCACTAGGTGTTGGAGCACCTGGTGTTGCTGTTGCACCCCAACCGGCAGTACCGCCACCTGAGCCACCATTCTGACCTTTGTTTCCGTTGTAACCATCTGGATGACCTGGAGCATCTCCTGAACCTCCGCCACCACCGCCTTTAGCAGTTAATGTTCCAAATACTGAATCTTGTCCTATGTGTGTTGGACCTGGATGTGAACCACCTGCACCGACATTTGCTTGACCGCCAGAACCTACTGTTACTGAAACAGTACCGCCTGGTGTTACTGGAAATGATGGTCTATAAATTAAACCACCTGCACCGCCACCACCGGCCGCAACTGCATTATTATTTGAACCACCACCTGAACCACCGCCAGCAATTACTAATACATCAACTGCTGATATACCACTTGGTACTGAAAAAGTACCTGAAGATGTAAATGATTGTGTTACTGGAGCAGTTATAGTTATTGTGTATTGTCTATCACTAATATTAGAAGCAGCGTCTTTAGCTCTAATTGTAAATGTTGAAGTTGTGTTAGAACCTGGAACAGTTTGTGTTCCTGAAATTACTGCACCTGAAGATGTCGAAGCAAAACTTAATCCTGCTGGAATAGAACCTGATTCTAATGTATAAGTTGGGTCAGCACCTGACTCGGGGTCATGGGCTGCAATTGTAATTGCTGAATATCCTCCAGAGTTTCCTGAATATAAACTACCTGCAGCTGTTTGAAAAACTGGTTGTGCGTCAATATTTAATGCGTCTGCTAATGTACCTGCAAGACCAGATGTGTTAGAAATTTTTACATCAAATGGTTCATTTGCATTTGTTAAATTTGCTTTATTTTTTGCAACAACTAAAGTAGCTTGCGTTGAGCTATTTCTTGTTGTAGTATCAGGTGTTATAGATACACCACCGTCTGTTATGATTTCTGCTGTTACATTTGTTGAAAAACTCGAACCAGTTACAACTATTGTATAATTACCTGTACCATCACCTGTTAATAAGTTAGCAGGCGAAACACTTGAAACTAATGGTGGACTATCAATAGATTTCCATGATGTACCATCATAATACTCCATCAAATTAGTTGATGTGTTAAATCTCATTTTTCCAGCTTCTTCGATACTTCGTTGAGCTGTTGTTCCTGAACTTATTCCTTTTCTCTGTGCCATATTATTATTTATCCTATGCTGGTAATTCTCTTATATCTATTTTATCATTAACTGATGGAGCTGTGGTAAATGTTAAAACTGCACCTGAAATTGTATAGTCAGTTGTTGGTAACATTGTTAAACCCTCTACAACCACTATAGTATTACTTACTGTTACGCCGTCTGTAACTGCAAAAGTTGTATCTGAACCATCACCTGTGTATACTCTATGAATTGTTGCTTTTACAATATTACTTGTTTCAATATATTTTACTTCGGTTGCTGATAAATCATAAACTAAAAATCTGTCGTCTGAAGCCGCTCTAGCATTTAATTCGTTAAATGAAGTAAATGAAGCTTGACCTACAATAGCGCCTTCGTATGCAATACCTAAGTAAATTAAAAATATAGTTTCGCCACTATCTACAGCAGTTGTAAAAGTAATTTGTGTTCCACCATTTGCTAATACATAAGCCTCATTTGGCTCTTGAATAACACCTGCAACAGATACCAGAATAGAACTAGTAGAAGCTACTGTATATGTTAAAGTAAATGTTGTTGTAGAACCGTCAGCAGTTAATGACTGTCTTTCAAATGCTCCGTACGCTGGTTCTCTTCCTAAATATGCCATATATTATTTCCCTAGTATCTTACTATTACTATTCCTTTACCGCCACTACCTGCGTTTGTATTACCTGGTGATTGACTAGAGTTTCCTCCTCCGCCACCACCTCTGTTAGCAGAACCATCTTGACCAGCAGCGCCTTTATTTCCGTCTCCGCCACCGCCTTGACCTCCTTGTCCACCTTGACCACCTGAACCTGGTTGGCCGTCTTCACCGCCTCCACCACCGCCTGCATAGTAAACTGAAGTTGAACCATCTGCGATTGTATATGCTTTACCTGCACCACCTTGACCACCTACAGTTGACGCTGTATGTCTATCTTCACCAGCTGCGCCAGCACCACCGCCACCGCCTCCTGGGTCAGCATTGTTATTTGAACCTCGTCCACCTGGATTACCAAATCCGTATTGTCCTGATTCTCCTGGCTGTGTTGGTTGAGTAGCAGTACCACCTGTACCATTACCATAATTACCTGAACCACCGCCACCAGAACCACCTGATTGTCCTGTATTATTTGAGTGTGTTGGTGTATTGAAACAACCAGCAGCACCACCGCCTTTAGCAGTTAGTGTTCCGAATACTGAATCTTGTCCGTCATCACCTCTACCGCCGGCACTTGTATTATCTCCACCACCTGAACCAACTGTTACTGTAATAGTACCGCCTGGTGTTACTGTGAATCCTGGTCTGTAAATTAAACCGCCGGCACCACCGCCGCCTCCACCTTGTGAAGAACCTTTTCCACCTGCACCGCCACCACCGACTACAAGTACATCAACTGAACTTACGCCACTTGGTACAGCGAAAGTACCTGAAGATGTAAATGATGTTGACTGTGGACCGTTAACCGTGATTGAGAATATTCTATCGCTGACATTTGAAGCAGCGTCTTTAGCTCGAATAGTAAATGTAGATGTAGTGTTTGAAGATTGTGCGTCTGCTGTTCCTGAAATTACTGCACCTGAAGATGTTGAAGCAAAACTTAATCCTGCTGGAATAGAACCCGATTCTAATGTATATACCGGGTCGCCACCTGATTCTGGATCCGCAGCTGCAACTGTAAATGATAAACCTGACCTTGCACTATTTAATACAGTACCTAATGAACCTGCAGCTGTACTAAACACCGGTGATTGGTCGATATTAAGAGCATTATCTAAAGAAGAAGCAAGTCCTGTCGAAGCCGTAACATTAATATCATAAGGTTCGCCTGAACCTGGTAAACTTGACTTAGCAACTACACCTGTAATTTGTGTGGCACTATCTACTGTTTGTGAAGAAAAGTTTATAGAACTTCCTGAATTGTTAATTAATTTTGCTGTTGCACCTGAAAAACCTTGTCCTGTAATTACAATTGTATGATTACCTGTACCATCACCTGATAAAGCATTTGTTGGTGAAATACTTGTAACTGTAGGAAAGTTTAAAAGATTTGTTTGTGTTACTTTCTTTAATGAACCAGTTGATGTATCATAAATTAATACTTGGTCATTAGAAGCAGCACCTGTTCCTAATGCTGTTTTGTTTGTAATAATTCCAGGACCGACTACATTTTGAGATTGAATAGCTTTCAATCCATCAGAGCTAGCGTCATACAATAAAAACTCGTCTGTATCAGCCGCTTCTGCACCTAGATTAGTTTGGTCTTTAATCGCCCCTTTATCTAGTCCGCCTTTTCCTACTTTTGTTAGTGCCATATTTTCTCTCTTTTAATCTTATAACTATTTATCGTTTGTTGTTGATATAGCTTCGATTTTTCTTGCCAATCGGTTTATAAAATCGTCCAAGTAATCAAGGTCAGCAGAAAAACCTATGTGTGGAATTCTAATTTTATTTCCATTTTCATCATTTGTTTCTCTAAATCCTTGCATAGCAAAACCAAGTTTTTCATCTTTTGTTAATTGACCCCAAATACTATCTTCAACTTTCATCATTGGTATTTCTACCAATTCAAATTTTGCTTTTAGCTCTTCAGCAATCATGTTACCTGGAACTCCAGGTCTTGCTTGAATCAAAGATATTACTTCTTGTACTACTGATTTATCTCTTTCAGTAATATCTCCATAATCAAATAAAGGTTCTATGTCTTTGCCATCTACAGTTGATTTAATTTTACCACTCATTTTATATTCACTCCTTATTATTTTTTAATATATTACTATTTAGTATGATACAATAACGATACCTTTTCCACCGTTACCGCCATCATCAGCGTTAGAACTTTGTGTGGATCCTCCACCGCCGCCTCCGCCTGTATTTGCTTGAGCACTTGTTCCTGCACCGCCGCCTGATTTACCTGCACCACCGCCGCCGCTACCACCTTGGCCGCCTGTAGCGCCTGATTCTCCTGAACCTCCACCGCCACCGGAATATGATACTGAAGAACCTGAAATATTGTATGCTTTACCTGCACCACCTTGACCACATTGAGAACCGTTGATTAATGCGTCTGTACCTACAGCACCTGCACCACCGCCTCCTCCGCCTGCGTATCCACCAGGACCTGAACGACCATCGCCGCCTCTACTACCGAATCCGTAAGTGCCTGAATCTCCTGGTTGAGTTGATTGAATTTGTTGTCCATATTGAGATTGTCCACCTGATGAACCTCTAGCACCACCGCCACAGCCACCTGGACTTCCTGGTTGAACCATACCTCTACCACCTGAACCACCGCCACCGCCTTTAGCAGTCAATGTTCCAAATACTGAATCTTGTCCTGTTTGTGATGGTTTGTTAATAGCATTTTGTGAATTGTCATAACCACCATGAGCACCACCTGAACCAACTGTTACTGAAACAGTACCGCCTGGTGTTACTGCAAAACCTGGTCTGTAAACTAAACCACCTGCACCGCCACCAGCACCGCCAGAACCTCCTCCGCCACCACCACCGGCAACTACTAATACATTGACGGATGATACAGAAGCAGGTACAGAAAAAGTACCTGAAGATGTAAATGATTGTGATACTGGAGCTGATATTTGAATTGTAAATTGTCTGTCGCTAACATTTGAAGCTGCGTCTTTAGCTCTGATTGTAAATGTTGATGTTGTATCAGAACCTACAGCGTCTGCTGTTCCTGATATTCTAAAACCTGAACTTTCGGATGTTCCTGTTAATCCTGTTGGTAATGAACCACTTTCTATTGTGTAAGAAGCGTCACCGCCTGACTCGGGGTCAGAAGCAAAAACAGTTATAGGAGTAATTGTTCGACCTGAATCTGGAAAAATACCTAATGAACCAGCCGCATTACTAAACACCGGTGATTGGTCAACATTAATTTGATTCTCTAATGTACTCGCAAGTCCTGTTGCAGCCGTAACATTAACATCATAAGGTTCTCCTGAACCTGGTACATTTGATTTAGCAACGACACCAGTTATTTGTGTGTCTGAGTCAACTGTTTGTGAAGCAAAGTTAATTGATGAACCACTAGCACTAATTAGTTTTGCTGTACCACCTACAAAACCATTACCTGTTATAACAATAGTGTGATTACCTGTACCATCACCTGATAATACATTTGTTGGCGATACACTTGAAACTGTTGGAAAATTTAATAAATTTCTCTGTGTTATTTTTTTTAATGCACCAGCTGATATATCATAAATTAATAATTGGTCACCTACAGCTGCACCTGTACCTAAAGCAGTTTTACCTGTAATTAATGTTTCGTTTGGTGTAACATTTGAAGCTTTAATTTTTTTAATTCCACTTGCTGAATCATCATATATTAAATATGCGTCATCATCAGCAGCCGCTTCTGCTAATTCTGTTTGGCCTGAAATAACTGTTGCATTTAATTTAGCTGCTGTAATAGCGTTGTCAGCGACGGAAGAAAATTCGCCTTGAACTGTACCTGGATTTAATACTACAACATTATTTGTGCCTGCAGCTGGAGCAGATGTAAATGTAATTCTTTTATATTCTCCAGTTGCGTCAACGCCTAGAGAAAAATCTGTGCCAGGAATTTTTTGAGTGCCGGCTACAAATACTTGAATGTCATTTTGACCTGCTTCTGCAATACTAAATTGCATATCAAAAATTGTTGTAGAACCATCACCGCTGAAAGTATCTTTATCTGTAAATGTTCTAAATGCTGTACCTGGGTTTTTTGCAATATAAGGCATTTGTTACTCTCTCTATTTATTATACATCTTCTAATACAGACATAGTAGCGTCTAAAGCACTAGCTGTGTTACAAGTTACTCTGATTACATCACCTGCTGTTCCGTTATTTTGTAATACAATTTTATTACCAGACATCACCTCTAAAGCTGAGCCGGCAGGAATTGTAGCACTTTTAACTATATGTGTGTCTGTTCCATCAAAACCATCCAAGTAAATATCAGCAGTTACACCTGTTGTTGTTTTATTTGCAAGTGTAATACCAATAACGATACTTTCTAAAGCTGATGAACCAGCACCAGCAGGACAACTGTAAAGAGCACTTCCTGAAGCACCTGTACTTGTTGACGCTGAACTTACTGTAAATCTTTTAAAATCGTTTGCCATTGTTTCTTCCTATTATTTATACTTCTATTTATACTATTTATAATAAAATTCTATTACCCTAAAGCAATTGATTGAGCAATTGCAAAAGGTCTTGTCGCAACTCTAACATTTGCCTCTGTTAAAGTTGTAGTTGCGTTAATAGATGTTCCTGATATACTGGCCAACCCACTAATTGTTGAGTTTAGTGTAATTGTCATTGTATCTGTTGCTGATACAGTAGCAGTAATATTAGAATCACCTGCAAAAGTAAACACATCTCCAGCATTAATTTGTTGTATTGTAGATGATGTATCTCTAATTGTAAAGGCGGCCGTTACAGCACTATTCAATTCGTTAATAGCTGCTGATATGTTAGTCGCTGTGGTTGTTAATGTCGCAACATCACCAGTATCCGTTCCCAAAGAATTAAATGTGGTTCTTAGGGTTTCTAAAGTATCTGTAGTTGCTACGCTTCTAATTGCCATTTTACTTTACTATTTCCTTTAATAAACTTTTTATTTCTCTTAATTCACTTTTTAAGGTATTTATTTCTTTTACAGCATTTCTGATTTGGTCACCTGCTTTTTCTCTACTTTGAACTCTTTGCATATAAATTTGATATTCAGAAACATTTGTATTAATAATACCGTTTGAATATGTATCTCTTACTAAACTTGTGTGTCCTTCTACTTTTATTTTAGCCATGTCTATACTGCTAATGCAATTCCTCTTAAATCTTTAATTACAGGTGGATAAGCAGAATTAGTACCTTTCATTACAATTTTGATTTGAAAAGCTGTAAACTCTGTAATATCACTTACTGTATATTTGTATTCTTTAAATGTTCCTGCGTCTTCAGCCGGAGTAACAGTTACATCTTCACTGCCGTCCGTGTTGAAAGGTGTCCAATTTAATTCATCTATATTTCTAACTTCTTCAGCTGATGTTGCTCTAAAGTAAACTTCAACATCTGAAGTTGAACGAACATTTTGAGTTAATCTAACATCAAATGCTGTTGAAGGATTTTCTAATGTAATTGGTCTTGTACAATAGATAGCAGCTGTAGATGAACCTGTAGATTGTTCATCATTTACAAAACTAGGTGTATTAGATGTAGTTGGACTATTTAATCTATTTTGAATTGTAAATGCACTTGTTCTTTGTAAATCTAAAACTGGTGATAATTTAGTATTAGTTGTTTGCATTACTAATTGTACAAATAATGATTTTTGACCTGACATTTCATTTGTTTGGTTAATATCACTTGCAACCATTTGAGGCGCTGTAAAGTAAATATTATCATTTGCAACAACAGATTGGTAATTAGATGAACTTGTTAAACTAAATTCTGATTCTGAACCGTGTATAGATTTACCTGTTGTCGGTCTAATCTGATATCCAATTGATGTTTCTGGAACTGTCATAGATTGTAAACTTAAATTTCGTACATCATACAATCTATTTGTGTTGCTGTAATAACTGAACCACCAACATCACCTGTTGCATTTGCATTTGAAGAACTAGGAGATGTAATATCATAACTATCTAAAGTTACATTTGAAATACTTGTGTATGTTCCGTTAATATCAGAGTGAGAAATACCATTGTAAGTACCACTTGGAACTCCTGCAATTGTAACATTGTTTGATGTGCCGTGCATACCGTGGTTTGGATGGAAAACTCTAATTACTTTTGAACTAGTTGTTGTTCTTAATGCGTTGTTTTTTAATGTTCTTACAGGCAAACTATCATTTGTTAATGTAACTGTACCTGTAACATTACTAAATTCACATCTTTTCATTTTGAATTTAATATCTTCATTTTGGTCAGCAGACCAAGTAGTACCGTTTTGTGATTTAAATAAAACACCAGCATACGGTTGTTCCGATATTGTTCTATCAGAATTAATTTGTGTTTCTCCCATTCTAGCAACCCAAGCATTATAGTTTGTTGAGTTGGCTAATACTACTAATGCGTATTCAACATTTTCTTGTATATAAACAGGACTATCAAAAGTAAATGTTGTAGCTGAAGTTGAGTCTTCACTTGTAGTAACAGAACCTGGATTAATTGTTTTTTCAGAGAATGGTAATATTTTTACGCCAGGATATCCATTTACAACTTCTCTTATTTGAACTGTAATAGGAACATTATCATCTTTTGTTTTAAAGAATAAATCTACTGAACTAATAAACACACCACCATTATCATCAATTAAGAATGTTTGTGCTAAAGGATCCCACCAACCAACTTGTCTATTAGTTTCTCTAGTTGATGTTCTAGTTATATCTCTATTTTCTGTAGTATTTGTTCTTTGTAATCTTGGTTCTCTTGTAGATAAAATAGTTTCTTGTTGAGTTTCTAAAATACCTCTTGCTGTGTAATCTACTTCACCTGAAGTTTCTACATCTGAACTTCTATCGTCTGTAGCTGATGAAGTTAATCTGAATACTCTAGTACCTGTTCTCCATCTTGGATTTGAATCAACTGTCGGGTCAGGTATTGCAAAAGTACCTGATACTGCGCCATTAGAGTCTGACACTAAATTGCCACCTAATGAACCACCTGTCGGTGTAGTATATTGAGTTACAGCAATATTATCAAAATAAGGATAAACTCTTGTGTTAGGTTTAAATCGTGTACCTGTAAATGTAATTGTTCTTGCTCTTACAAATGGAACAAATGCAACATTAATAATTCTATCACCTATTGAATTTCTAACAACTTGTGGTACTAATACATTTCTTACACCTGTTCTAGTTTGATTTACTAATTGACCAGTTGTAACTTCTTGTCTTTGTAATACTCGTCTTGGAATACCAAAAGCAAATGTTTGTTCTCTTTGAGCACCGCCGAGATTTCTAACATCCATTTCTCTAGGTGCGCCAGCCCACATATCTTGCCATTCATTCCAAATTGTTCCTAATTCTACACTTGCTAAATTTGGATTGCCAGAAATTAATGTGTCAAAGCCACCTTGATTATTAATTACTAATTCTGGTGCTCTTTCTGTTTCTTTCCATTCATCACCTGGAGGTGTTAACTCAATTGTACCGACCCATGTAAATACATTGAAAGGGTTTACATTGATTGCTTTACTAGCAAATGGTTGGTCGACTAAAGTTGTTTCTGTATAAGGTAATGTTAATAAATCACCAGTCTTTTGATAATTAGCAGATGTTCTATCTGCGTCAACAATTTCTGTGCCGTCATCATCTCTTTCGATTAATGAAACAGCATCCTCTTTAAATGTTGGTCTTAAAGCTCCTTCAGCCATTGCCATAGCAGCTTTATAATCTGCGTTACCTACATCACCAATACCGTGACCTGTAAAATTATCAACAATAAATCCGTTTTTAAATCTATCAAAACCATCTGCGTCTTGTATCTGTAAAGATTGAGCAGATTGTTCTAACATATTTAATTGTGTATAGTATTCTACATTTTCTAATCTTTTTTCAATCTTTCCAATATCTCTCATTGTATATCTTCTATTGTCAATGATTTCTATTTCTACATGGTCTGTTGAAAGAGTATAATTATCTAACTGCAATGTGTATAGGTGCATTGCTGTATCTAAATTGTTTGGAGCTTGTGGAGATAATGCTGAAGCACCTTCTACTGCTCTAAATGTTCCGTCTTTATCTAAAAATACTTTTATAATTTTTGGTAAATAATATTCAAAGTCAGACGATACATCTGAATTAAATTTAACAACATCAACTGTTGAAGCACCTGTGCCATCAAAACTTCTATCTTGGCCACCTGAATTAATTGTACTTGCGTCATCTACTCTAGGTCTAAAATCTACTACATCTCTTAATTGATATATTTGTCCTGTTGTGTCGGATGTATAACTTGGAATATCTTCGTAATTTACAACACCTGAATAAGAGTCAACATCAAAGTAATCACCTGAACCGTGAGAGAAGAAATCAAAATCTACAAGTAATCTACCTGTTGGCGTCAATGCACCATCTTTTAATTTAATTCTACCAATGTCATAAAAGTTATCTCTTTGACCTGTATCTAAATTAAATCTGTCTGTAATATCTGTATGTGAAGTTGTAGCTGCTGTAGCAAAGTCAGGTGCCATGTAAACTTTGTTTAATGCAAAAACATCAGCTTTGCCTAAACCAATTACACCACTTTCTATAGTTGCTTGAGTTGAGATAGCAATTGTTTGGTCTTCATTTAAAGTTTTTGTTTTTGAACCTGCAACACTTCTATTAATTGTTGCAAGAATTTTAACTTTATGACCAGCATAGTTAGCACCAAAGTCTAATGTTAAAGTTTTACCTGTAGGAGAACCACCTAATACAAAGATAGAGTCGCCCTCATGGTTATTTCCTGTTAAACTTAAATTGTCACCAACTGCACCTGTGCCTCCAGAACCAGTTGTCATTATTGAAACAGAAAAATCTTTATCTAATAGTGCTGTAAATGTTTCGTTAGTACCAGCAGTAATTGTTACATCACCATTTGATGATAATGTACCTGTAAAGTGTCTTCTAATTGCAAAGTTTGTATCTGTTACACCAGAGTTGTTTGTAGTTTTTAAAGTCTTAATTGTTTTGTAAGGTAATTTAAATATAGAAATATTTTTATTTGAATCTTGTAATTTAGCTCTTCTTCTTGTTGCAATAGTTTTTGTAGCTGCACCAGATGTAGTTGTTAGAGCTAACAAGTTATTATTAATAATAACTTCAATTAATTTTGTTTCAGTTGTACCTGCGTCATTAATAAATGAAATTGAATCACCTATTTTTAATTCGTCTTGAAATCTTGTATTAAAACCTGTTACTGCATTACTTGATACTGTTATTGAACCAGATATTGTAGCGTTAGCGCCGCTAGTTGAATCAAGTGAAGTATCAGATGTATAAGTTGGCGAACCTGCCATACCAATATGTTTAACAGATGAGAAGTCGTGATTTCTAACACCTTTAAAACCAACTGTATCAGATTGAATAATATCTGTTGTACTTGAAGTACCACCTGTAATTGTTTCACCAGCTGTAAATGTTCCGTTTACACTTGATAATACAACAACACCGTGTTTCATTGCACCAGCACTTGTAAATGCCGTTACATTAGCAGCCGTTGTTCCGTCTGCATTAAATAATTCAAAAGTAGTTGTACCGTTTCCGTTTCTAACTGTAAAAATATCACTAGTTGTAACAGCAGTTGAATCTACTGAAAAACTTGGTGATGTAAATTTAATTTGTTGACCATCTTTTAATAAGTGATTTGAACCTGTTGTAACAACACCAGGACTTGCAACTGTAATAGCTGTTGGAGCAATACTTGTAGTTGTTGAAACACTTTCTAAAGTACCTGTAGCACCTGAAGTTTCTCCTGTTATTTTTTCGCCAGTAGTGAATGTTGCGCCACCTGTTGTATTAAGGTGTGTAAACATATTAATATCAAATAGATAATGTTTGAATATGTTTGTTGACGCTGAACCACTAGAATAAGCACCAGCAATTGCATTACCAGAACTGTACTCAAAGCCTCTTGACTTAGCACGACCAATAGTATTGTTAGAGCCACTTGAACCATTATTTTCTGTACCTCTGTTTACATTAGCTGCACTATAAAGTCCTACTTTTTTAAATGCTTCTACATCACCTGAAACAAATCCTACATCAGGAGTACCATAAACATTTGTAACATTTACAAAGTTACCTAAATTAAATCTTGTATTGAAGTTATTTTCTGTATCAAAATCTCTTGCTTTATTTACTGCAACAAAAGTTGTACCAATAGTTTCTATTTCATAACCTTTTACATATGCTTTACCAGGAGAAACACCTAATGCTAATTTTGTTTCTAAGCCACCAGAACCTGAAGCAAAAATACCTCTGTTATTTCCTGATAGTAAGTGTTCTCTAATATCTAAATCAAAACCTCTTACTGCATAGTCACCTGATTCGTCAAATGTTCTACGAGCAAGTGTTTCTTCTAATACTGCATACTCGGTTGTTCTAACTCTATTTTGTATAATACCTTCAGATAATCTTAATAACTCTATAAAGTTTGAATCTTCGGTACTTGTTAAAGTTTTTTTAGCTAATGTTAAATCTATTTTAAATCTATGAGCGCCTGGAGCATTTACATTTGAAGAACCAGCCGCATTATCATTTAGAGATAAGTCATCATTTGGTGTTACAAAAGATTCTGTAACTGATAAACCTACTCTGTAAGATGGTGAATTTGTATATTTGTCTAATACTAAAACTTGTTCAGCAACTTCAACATGATAACCATTTATATAATAAACACCTTCTCCAATATATGCTGATGAACCTGTATGACAACTTGCTACAACTATTGTTGCGTTTGCACTATCAATTGTACAATTTACAGTTTCGCCGTGTGTAAAAGCAGACGAAGCATTATTAGTGCCTGAAGTTTCATATTTTACAAAAAGTGTATCCGGGTCAGTACCGTCTGTAGCTGCAACACCAACTACATTAGCAACAACACCAGATGTAACACCTGTTAATCTAACACCGTTATACTTTGTAATATCTGAAACAGATTTACTTGTTAATTTTACTGCATAATAATTTAAATCATATGAAATTTGACCAGGAATGACCATTGCACCTTGTTTAAAGATATGGTCAGATAGCCTTTCGACTTGATTCTGTAAAATCGTTTGTGATTGTGTTAACTCTCTTGCCTGTACTGCAAATGATGGTCTGAATAGAACACGATGGAACTTTTTAGAATCAGAATAATCATCATAATAAGGCGTGAGGTTAAAGTCAGTTGGACTTGGCATTTATTTCCCTCTTAAAATTCAATAACTAGTTTGACATTTTCTGTTTGGTCTGAAGCTCTCGTAATAGGTGCTCTGTTTTCTGCATAGATAACATCACCACTATCAGCGTCTAATTCTGCGGCCGCATAACCACTTGTAAAAGAAACACTATCAACTGTACTAGTTGAAGTTGAAGGTGTTCCTGTGATTCCAGAGTCAGCACCTGTAATTGTGTTTGCTCCCGAAAACGCTGTCAGATTACCATTTGTATCTAAACCTGCATTATTGAATCTAGTTTGTATATAGTATAAAATTTTATTTGTGTTATCCCACTCAACAACTTTACCTACTGCACCTGTTGTTGATTGAGTAATCTTTTCGTCTATTGTAAATGAACCTGAAGCACTTGCAAGTAAAACTGATTTTACAGCTCTTAATGTAGTTGCTGTTGCAGCTGAACCACCTGATTTTGGGTCTTTTACAATTGCTACTCGTCTAAAATCGTTAGTAGTGTTAAAGTCACCAGAGTTTGATGTTTCTGCACCCTCAAAGTTAGTATTTGTCATTACAAAGAAACCACCTAATTCATTTACTGAGTCTTTACCGTGTCCGCCTTTTGGTTCGATAATAACATCTAATTCTGTACCTGTTAAACCTGTTGCACCTGCAGCTACTATGTCTGCAACTCTAATGTAAGCAAAAGTATAACCTGTTCCAGCAGTTGTTACCGTAACAGCTGTTACTGAACCAGAACCAACTGTAACTGAAACTTTACCACCAGTACCATCACCTCTAATATCAATATTAGTGTGTGTGCCGTTTGAACCACTTGAACCAGCAGTTTTAATTTTTACAATGTTAATTGCACCGTCAACAGCTGCGGCCGCTACAGTTGAATCTGTAGTAACTGCCATAAAGTCAGTTGATAAGAAGTTAACTTGTTGTGAAGCAGATAGTGAATACATATATTTCCATTTGTATCCATCACCTGTTGTTAAAATAGATGTAGATGTTCCTGTTGGTTCTACAGTTGAAGCTGCATTACCATTGTTATCTAAAACTTTGTAAACATTATTTGTGCTTGAAAGTACATAAAAAGTTGCGTCAAATAAATTAGTAGCACCACTATTAGCCGCCTGTGTAGTTGTTGTGCCTGTAACTCTATTTCCGTAATCATGTCTGTAATAATCGTAAACTGTACCTGTTGTCCAGTTTCTTCTTGGTAATGCAAAAGAAACATCACTTGTTGTTATTCTTTTTGCAGCCAATAAATCATCAAAATAAAAGAATTCATCTTGTATTGAATCAACTGGAGTTAATGGACTTGTATCTGTTCCTTCATTCTCTGTTCTACTATCACCTCTTGTTGATGTAGCATAAGGTTGAGGACGACCTAAACCCATGTAATAGACAGTATTTGCTGATTCGCTGAAAGATTCAACGAACTGTTGAGCATTGTGTCTTCTAAATTTGTTTGTTATAATTGCCGGCATAATTTTATCTTTTATCCTTTATACTATTTATAATGTTTTTCCTAAAATTTTACGATTACCACACCTTTACCGCCGTTACCTGCGCCAAAACCTGTGTTTCTTACACCGCCTGAACCGCCACCTTTGTTTGAGTCACCGTTAGTACCTGTGTTTGCATTTTTAGCACCGCCTTGGCCACCACTACCATTTGGTCCGCTATTTTTACCTGCGCCGCCACCGCCGCCTGAATAATAAACCTCTGAACCTGAAATACTATATGCTTTACCATTTCCTCCGTTACCGCCATTATTTCCACTTCCATTAGAACCTTGAGCAGCTGCACCACCGCCGCCAGCAGCAGCGTTGTTTCCACCTGGTGAATTACCTCCAATATTTCCAAAACCTGGAGCGCCTGCACTAGGACTTTGAGTTGAACTTCCGCCTGTATTAGTAGCACCGCCTGAAGCACCACCACCTCCTGAACCTCCTGGAGAACCAGGAGTATCGTCACCATTTCCACCACCACCGCCACCGTTGGCTGTGATTGTACCAAAGACTGAATTTTGTCCGCTACCGCCTGTTCCAGCGCCACCACCTGGTGAACCTGAACCTGCTGGAGATGGACTTCCGCCATTTCCAACTGTAACTGTAAGTGTAGCACCTGGTGTTACGGTAAAACTAGGACTGTAAACTAGACCGCCTCCGCCGCCACCGCCTCCTCCTTGAGGATTAGTGTATGTTGTTCCACCTGCACCAGCGCCAGCAACAACCAATACTTCAACTGCTGTTGTTCCTGATGGTACTGAAAAAGTACCAGATGATGTAAATGTTTGAGTGGCAGGAGCATTAATTGTAAGACTAAATGCTCTGTCTGCTATGTTTGAATTTGCGTCTTTAGCTCTAATTGTAAATGATGATGTTGTGTTCGAACCTACTGCGTCTGGTGTTCCTGTTATTACATAACCTGAACTTGTTGAAGTACCAGATAATCCTGCTGGCAATGAACCACTTTCTACTGTGTAAGTTATTGCTGAAGATTCCGGGTCATGTGCCGTTAATTCGTAAGTTGTATTTGTTCTTCCACTATGAGCTACAGTAGCTAATGAACCTGCTGATGTTTGCCATATAGGTTGAGCGTCAACTGTAATTGCATTATTTAATGTTCCTGATAAACCTGTAGCGCCTTCAATTTTAATATCATATGGTTCGCCTGAATTTGGTAAACTAGATTTAGCAATAACACCAGTAATTTGTGTATCTGAATCTACTGTTTGAGAATCAAGGTTAACTGTTGAACCTGAGTCATTTATTAAATTTACTATACCACCTGTCATAGCAGTACCTGTAAAAACAAAAGTATAATTGCCTGTACCATCACCTGATAATGCGTTTGCTGGAGATACACTAGTTACATTTGGGAAGTTTAGTATCTCTGATACTGTTACTTTTTTAAGAACACCAGCAGAGTTATCATAAATTAAAAGTGTATCTGCACCTTGAGCAGCTGTCCCAAGAGCAGTAGCACCTGTAATTACATCATCATTCAGTTTTGCATTTGTAATTTGAGCAGCTCCAATATGAGCTGTATCAATTGAACCATCTGTCAAATGTTCAGAATTAATAGCGTCATCAGCTATCTTTGCTCCCGTTACGGCATCAGCATCAATTTTAGCTGTTGTAACTATACTATCATCAAGGTTTGAATTTTTAATTTTATTTGCCATATTACTATTTATACACCCTATTAAAGCTCTTTAATTGTTATTACATCCGCAGCTATTGGAGCCGAACCAAATGTTAATGTTGTTCCTGATATTGCATAATCTGTTGTAGGTCTTTGGAAAACACCGTTTAAAAATACCAAAGTATTTTGTACAGTAACACCATCCGTTACTGTAAATGCTACAGTAGAACCGTCACCAGTATATGCTCTTGTGTTACCTGTTAATTGGCCAACACCAATTGTTTTATTTGTTAGAGTTTGTGTTGCAACTAAAGAAACTAAAGTTGAACTCGCACCATCTGGTAATAACATTGTGTTTGTTACACCAGCACTATGAGGTTGAGGTTTAATTGTTTGACCATGTGTATTGGCATGGCAATTTAATTTAATTTGGCCTTCAATCGAAGAACCATTACCTCTAAATTCTGTTATGTTAGTAGCACTAGCAACTAATAAGTTACCTGAAGCATTTGTAAGTGTTTCTGTTTGTACACTTGTTAAACCTGTTATGGTAGTATTAAGAGTAACATTTATAGAGTCGCCACTTGTAGTTGTTGTTAGATTAGTGCCACCTGTGATAGCAAGTCTTTCGCCAACATTTATAGATGATTCTGTTGAACTTTCATCAACAATCGTAAATAACGAGCCATTTAAATTAGAACCGTCTCCAAGATAGGAATAAATTTCATTAAAGTTATCATTAATTAGGTCACCACCAGCACGAAGCGTAGAACCGTTACCGTCATTCGCTGAAGAACCTATGTTGATTGTTTGTTTAGCCATTTTTTGTCCCTAAATTTCCCTAATATTTATACAAGTTTTATGATTATGTTACATCAAAAGTTACGGTTGTATCGTCAAATGTAATATCTGTTTGGTCGAAACCAGTAGATGGTACAGTTAATGATATTTCAGTCGGATATGCAATATAAGTCTTTAAATTTTCTGTG